AATATATGAAAAAAAAAAAAAAAATAAAAATTTATTTTTAATTATTGTATCATGAATAACCAGCTAACTAACTCTTTAAGGATGTAGTTATAGGTGGCATTATTATCAGATAAGTACTTGGGAACATCCTCAAGTAATCTTGTAATTTTATTGTTTAGGTCAGGATAATCGCTATGATAATTTCTCCACATAGAATCAATAATTTTGTAACATTGTTGTTCATCAAATGAATCCCAATATAATAAATCAAAACCTTCAAGTTGTTCCCAAACTCCATAAGATGGGATTTTGTCATATAGGACTTTTAGACAACAATTTCTGAAAACATGTTCATCTCTTGGTCCAAAAACACTTTTAAATGATGGGTCCGAGGCCGGACAAAAATCATTTTCTGTGTAATAAGAGTTACCAACACAATTATCAGTTAAACTATTAATTTCATTAACTTCATATCCTATAGTTTCATTCGTTTTTTCATCGTTAGTTTTTGAATGAATATTGCTGTCATTTACATCTTCTTTTTTCTCATCTTCATCTTCTTCTTCTTCTACAGTTTTTTCTTTAATATCACAAATATCGAGTTTGATATTCGTTTCGTATTCTTTATCCTCCTGTTTTTCCTGCTCTCTTTCGATTCGTCGGATTTTGGCTTTTTCCATGCATTTTTCTGTAAGTGTCATTTCCTTTTTAGCAGCAGATTGATACTTATCTTCTCCTCTATCATTAAGCATTTTTAGCTCATCCAAATCAATATCATCATAGTCATAATCGGGATGAACTACTTTGATATCACCATCAACACATTTTTCAATCATAGAAAATACTCCGTTACGATAAGTAACTTTCTTTTCAAGAAGATTGTTTTTAAAGTTCATGTATTTAACCTGTTTCTTCAAATTATGAATTTCATAATTTTGTTCATTCAATAGATTTACATATGCCTGTAATTCAGCCTTTTCTAAATGTACCTCATTATCTCTCCACCATTTATCTTCTTCATCTTCAGTCTTTGGTTCTTCAACTTTTGATTGTTCTTGCGGTTTTAGATATGAATCAATTTCAGATTTAAGTCTAACATTTTCATTCTCAAGAATTTTATATTGGTCGCAAATACGTTCGTATTTTTTAGTAAGTCTGTCAAATTTTAACTTTAAATTTCTTTGTTTATTCCTTTTTTTAAATTTAATATCACCGTCTACAGAGTTAAAACTATCATTAGGAAGATCTTGTTGGTTTTCGGTCCAACATGTCACCTCATTATCCCAGAAACTGTCTGAAGATGAGTATTTAACACAGTTGTTATTTTTTTTATCATGGCGAATGTCGTTATAGGTTGTCATTGAAATTATATATGATATTATCTTTATAATGAAATATTATCAAATTTGTATGATATTAAGGATATAATACTTAAAACAATTAATTAAACAATGGGCAATTTATGTTCATATATTAGTAGATGTTGGGAAAAAATTACAGATAGATATTATCACATAGAAGAAGTAAAGGAAACTGACCTGCTTCAAGGAGCATTGGTTTGCGCATATCCTTTTTGTTATACAATAAATTCTATTTCAATTGATTCAAATAGGACATATTATAGGTTTAGAGGAAGATATTATTGTTGTAGAAATTGTGTTAATAGTCATAAAAAGATAGGATATTCATCCATAAATTATGAAGCCGCCCAGTATGCAGATTTATAGATTACATAATCATTCAGTATCAGAATCAATTGATAAATTTGAATCTATACTAGAAATATCACTAAAGATACTTTTATTGTCGTATGATTTTAGATCTCCTCCGTTTTGTAGCGCTACTTGAATATTAATTAAATTTTGGTCTTTATCTTCTTGAGAGATATAATTATTAGATGACGAAGATTGAATAATGTTGAAAAACTCAGTAGTGGTATTAGGAAGTTCTCCGCCAAATTGTTCTATATCTTTTTGGACAGCAACTGGAATCTCTGATGTTCTCCCATCATTGTTATAAAATACATCATCATCTCCCTCTGTAGGAGTAGGAATATCCATATTCTTTACAGAAGTATATGATGTAACGTCTAAGAAGTATAATACCTTGATTATTAATCCCAGATCAATTATATGAGCAGTAAACATTGAGATGATAGTTGTAATTAATGTTAATATTGCTAAAAATATTCTATCTTGTTTTATAGAGCGAATAATAATAATAATATCAAAAATAACTCCTACCACAGGTAAAGAAGCCAAAGCAAATAAATATAAATAAACCCAATCCATTTTCTTAGTAAAATCCTCGAAGGAATGCCAATCGAAATTATATAAGTTGGCCATATCAGAAAAGAATTTAGAAATCATAAGAGTGCCATATTTGGGGAAATTAGAAAATAATTTAGAAGCGATAACTCCCATATTAGTAAGACAAAATGTAACATTTTTATCAAGATTAGAATGTATCTTTTTTAATTCTTCAATTTCTTTTTCTTTTTGACTTCCTCCTATAATATTATCAAGATTTAACGCTTTAAGAATATCTTTTGATTCTTTTTTTGTAAGGCGTGCTTTTCTAAACTTGATTTTATTTAAAGTATCTATTTTCTCTTTAGTCGGTATATTTTGGAATGTTATGCTCACTATTTTCGAGAAAAATTCAGAAAAATCTTTTAAATCAACTACAATGCTTTTGAGATTATCTTTAATATATTTCTTTTTTTTGGGATCTTTTATTTTTTCGGATATTTTTTTTAGTAAAAATTCGTAATCTTTCATTATTATATATAAAGAATTATTTGCTGAAATCTAACGCTTTTTTTTGTAAAAAATCATATTTAATGAATAAATATCTATTTAATATATAAATGGTTAGAACTATTTATGTATCAAAAAAAATGTCTGATAAAGCAATTGCTGATAAAGAAGGTGAGTATTTTGATGAAAAGCATTTTGACATTATAGTAGATGAGGACGTCGATGTTTATACCGATGACGGTAAATTATTACTTAAATTAAGAAAGAATGTTATTCCTAAAAGTCATACAGATATGGCATTAAAATCTTATAGAGATGCAGCTAAAAAAACACATGAAAACAGAGGGGCGGCAGCCGGTGTGTTAGATAGAGATAAAATGAATAACTATATAGGTGAATTTGTAGATGAGGGTAAATTTAGAACTAAATTTTATTCTAATACAAGTGGTAAATTAAGTAAACAAGCCACATCTAATCTTTCTGCTAGTAATATTATTGGATTTTATGATAAACCCGATAGAAATTTATTGGGTAAAGGACCTCCATGTAGATTAACAGCATTTAACAGAGATTATCCTCATTTGTTTGATAATTCAGTTCCTTTTATTGAAGAAGTAGATAAACTTTTTAAAGAATTAACTCCTGAAGCACACAAAGCTCAGTATCGTAAATGCCAATCTGTTCCCGATTTTGCGATCGGCGATACAGCATATTCCACAGTTACTATCAACTATTCTTGGAGAACAGCACTTCATAAAGATAAAGGTGATTTTGAAGAGGGCTTTGGTAATTTATTGGTAATTGAAGATGTAGATAACCCTAATACCTATAGAGGAGCATATACTGGGTTTCCGCAATATGGAGTTGCTGCTAATGTAAGAACGGGAGATTTTCTTGCCATGGATGTTCATGAATGGCATACAAATACAGAATTTTATCCAACAAATCCTAATGTAAAATTAGATCCTAATGATAAAAAAGTAAAAAATAATTGGCATTATAATAGATTATCTGTAGTATGTTACTTAAGAGATAACATGATTAGATGTAAAAATTTATCAATGATTAATTCTAATTCACCACAAAGTGGTGGTGGATTTTCTAAAACAAAAATGACTAAATTAGATAAAATAAGAAAAAAAATAATTGAAAAATTTCCACCCTCTTTATTAGAGGTATTAAGAAAGAATGATTTATTTGATTAATTAATATTAATATCACCATATTCATCAATATTTCCAATAGCTTTGTATTGTAGATCATAAATAATACCTTTTGAATAATCCATATAGTATTTTTTACTACCGACAGTTTCAAGTTCAAGGGCTTCTTTATCTATATCATCTTCTATTTCAGTTTCTGTTTCAACATGTTCTTGTTCATCTGGGTCTACATCATTATCCTCTATAATTTCTGTATTAAGATTAAGTTTAGGTAGACTATTTACTATATCAATGTTGGGTTCCTCTCCATCAATCATGAGATATTTTCTGAATTCTTCATCAATATCTACATCATATGTGAGTTCCTTTTTAAATAAATCTGAATTGGGATAAAGTTCATTAATTTTATTTTCTATACTTTTCTTGGGTATCTTGATTTTAAGTTTTTTACTTTGAGAGGACGTTTGGTTAGAAAGACTCATTTGTTATTACCTTTCAACAATTAAATTAAATATCAAATTTAAATATTTAATTAAAAAATAATTAAATATATAATATTTATATGGATAACCAACAGTTATTATTACAAAATATAAAACAGATTCCATATGATTATAATGAGGAAAAACAAGAACTAAATAAAATTTTAGCTCAATCAAGAGAACTTAATCAAATACAGGCTGAACTCGCAAGTATAATTGATATTCAAGATGAAGAAATTCAAACTATTAATACTAGCACTGAAGAGGTAGCTGAGTTGGCTGTCAAAGCTAATTATCATCTTGAATCCGCATCAGGAAAAAAATTTAAGATAAGTCCTTTAATGATCGGGGGAGCTGTAGGAGCACTATTTACTCTCCCAGTAACATTAGGAACTGCAGCCGGCGGAGCTATAGTAGGATATGCGGCAGCAGCAGGAGGTGTATTGGGTGCTGTTGCTGGTAAAAAACTTGCCTAAGAACTACCAGATGGCAAAGTTTGGAGTGATTCTCTATAAATTGTTTTTACACTATTTAATGCCTCAAGTAAAGCTTTGGAACTTTCTACAGCTTCTGCTTTTTTAATTTTTTCAAGTCTTGCTCTTTCTTCTTCATACTCACGTCTCTTTTGACTTTCTATACCTTTTGATAACCATTTATTAATTACAAGATTAAGACTTAATATAGTCTCAACATCATGTTCTTGATTATCATACACTTTATCTAAAAGCTCAAGAAGTGGCTTGCTCTTAAATGTAAGTTCATCCAGAGCAACAAAATGGGAATTAACCATTATACCAGTTCCTCTTCTTTCTTTAGAATTAGTTTGATTGTCTTTACAATATTCAAGATCTGAAGCATTGAAATATTTTTTCTTTTTTTGTTCATTGTATCCAGATGATACTTTGAATTTAACATAAGTTCCTA